TGAAGACGCAATTTCTGGTCTGCTCATAATGTATTGCATATCAGCATTAGACAAACCATAGGTGCTTTGCAAAGTACCCATTGGCACACCTTTAATCATGCTGGCTACATCACCATAGTTGCCTGATTTTTCAGCATTTTGCCAAGCAGAAATAAGGTTAGGGTTTTGTGGTTTAGCAATCATATTTACTACTTGCTCAGTAGTAGGTCTGTTTGCAACCATCTGACCTGCCAAACGCTTTGATTCTTCAAACGATGGGAACAACTCACGGAATTGACCAACAGTTGCTGTTTGTGTTGGAGGAGTACCAGTAATAGGAGTAGTACCAGTTTGCTTAATAGGCATACCAGTCCAATTAGCTGGCAACTTACCTGCAATACCACCACGAGAAGCAATGTAGTCAATATCGCTTTGACCTAAGTTATAGGTTGACTTCAGTTGGTCAGCAGTAATGCCATTTAGCAAACCTGCAATTCCTGTGTAATCGCCAGTTTTCTCTGCGTTAATCCATGCTGTTGACAATGGGTCTTTGACAGTAGGACGAGAGTAGATATAACTAATGTCTTGGTTTGTCAGACCATACTTAGACAGCAATGTAGGTGCAGGAATGTCTTTAATTAAATTGGCAACATCACCATAGTCACCAGTCTGCTCTGCTCTACCCCATGCTTGTGCAACAGGGTCTGTAGAGTTAATAGCGTTATTGATGTTTGTTGTCTGAGCCTGAGTGTATTCAGGAACAGCAGTCCTATCGTTACCTGCTGGCAATGTGCCAAAAGTAGCTTGAACTTGCTCTGGCGTAATTCCATAAGTAGAGGCTGCTTTAACAATATCGTTGTAAGCAGCGTTGGGGTCAGTCTTTAGCAGGTTTACTAAAGCATCTGTCAGTTGTGCTTGTGTATAAGCCATGATTAGCCCTTAATCTCTACGTTAGATGTAATGCCAGCACCAATTTTCATTGCTTTCAATTGTGCTTCTGCTTCAAACTCTTGTTGCTTCATAGCAAAGTAAGCCTGTTGTTTCTCACGCTCAAGCATCAACTTGGCAGCTTCTTTCTCACGCATCAATTGCATCTCAAGAGCAGCCTTTTGTTGTGCCATCTCCATGTCAATCTGTTGTTGCTGTTGCTTCAACTGAATGTCAGCTTGTGCTTTAGCTTGGTTAGCTTGAATCTCAGCCTGTGTGCGAGCCATGATTGCTTGCACTTCTGGAGGCATTTGCTGTTGCTGTGGAGGAGGATTCGAGAGCATCTGGTCTTGCTCTGGTGTGATTGGCTTGTAGAACTCACCAGAATCCTTAAAGCCAGCAATCTCAACCATGCGTCCCAAAGTAGCACGATATTGAGCAGGAGAGACATAAGGATTGGCAGGGCCGTACTGAGCAATCAACTGCTCTTGTTTAGCCAACACCATTGACAACATAGCCATCTGCTCTTGTCGGTTACCAGCACCCAAACCTACGTTAATAGCCACATCGTATTGGTTAGCCCATGTACGAGGGTCAAACTCTACGAACTCTCCACGCATACGCACCAAACGAGGCTTGTCTTGGTACTTGCAGAGCAGATGCAAGATGCCTTGGAACAAAGACTTAACGCCAGTTTCCGCAAAGATTCGAGCCATCAGTTCAATCTTACCTGCGCCAGCTTGTTGCATAGAGGCTACCGCAGCAGCAGTCACATTCTGCAAGATAGATGGGTCTAAGCCCTGTGTAGCATCAGACACACCAGTACGCTTAGACTGGACTGTATCCAAATACTGAAGCATTGGGAAAGCCTGAGCCGCCACGTTCTGCACAACCAATTGTTGAACAGCATTAGGTGACTTGGCACGAATCACACCACCAGCAGTAGATGTAAGCAAGTCATCAAGGTTTACCTGACCTTCAACAGCAACTACTCGTGCATTGTTTGTCAGATATAAGTTATCCAACATCTGACGAGTGATAGTAGTCTTAATCAGTTGCAAGTCTGTTGTTCTGTCAGCAAGTGAGTCGCCAAAGAACTTGTGTGGGATTGGGATAGGGCAGATTGAATGGAATGGAACATAGTCCACTTCTTCAATAGCTTCCTTACCATCTACATCTTGCAGAATCTCGTTTGAAGCGTAGAAAACCTGAGTCAGAGTAGCAATACCTTTGCCATTCATGTCAGTCTTTACATAGCACTCAAAGACCTCAATCTCTTGCATTGATGGGTCATCAGTCTGCACTTGGTAAGGCTGCTCACCAGCAGAGTAACGAGCAACTCGCTCTGGTGTGTAAGCTAGTGCATCGTCCATCTGCAAGCCTTCAACTTGCTTCTTGTTGAAACCCATAGCAATCAAGTCACTACGAGTCAACATCTGACGATGTGCTACAAATGGGCTGTCGGCAATAGTACGAGCCTTTTTGCTAATCAAGAACTCCTCTGGAGGAACATTCTCAATCGTTACTTTGCCTGATTTCTTACGCTTTTGTACTACGACATTGTGCGTAGAACCCATGACTGGAATACCAGTTGGGTCAATGACTGGCTGACCCATTGGGTCATAGATTGGAAACTCTGTCGTATCTTGCTCGACAATTTCCATGCTTTCATCACTCATCAGCATTGCTAACTCGTCATCAGACAAGTCAAAGTAACGCTCTTTAGTAATGTCTTCTTTGTTTTCCCAATATGCTTTTAGGATGCCGTTCTTTTGCATCAAAGCATCTTTGAACCAGTCATGCAGAATGGATACACCTTCGTTGTCACGCAAGAACACCCAATTACAATAATCTGTGGCTTGCTTGGCTGATGCTTCGTCTTGTGGGCCTTGTGGCTCAAAGATAACAATGTTGTCTGAGCCTGTGAAAATACGAACTAAGCTAGGTAACGCACCATCAATCGCTTCTGCTACTTCTCCAGTAACGATTTGAGACTTACCCTCAACTTCATTGCCATATGGCTGTCGGAGATACGCTTCCAGAGCCTGTTTGCGCTGGTCAACAGTTTCTGTTTCAATGTAGCCAATAGCATCATCAATCTCAGCTTGGAGGATTGACTTCAGTTCGTTCTGTTGCATTTTTGTCCTTTGGAGGGCGTCCCATTCGGGGTTTGTCCAATTGTAATCCTTTTACCACATTTTCCAATAGTTCGATGCGGTTTTCAAGTTCTTTCACTTTTGGGGCTAAATTAAGCCCTTGACGTTCTAAATACATCAGACAATCCATTTCGGCGCTTGGTTAATCGGTTTAGACCATGTACTGTGACCTTCATCAAGTCCAAGGGCTAAATAGCGGAATGAGTCCGAGCCATGCGATGACCAGTCATGTAATGGACGCTCATAGAAAATCTTACGCTTTTCATCGTAATCTCTGCGGTAGTTTCTCAGGCAGTTCAGCCCTGTCTGGACTTTAGGAACATTGAACCAGCACCTTGGAAGCAACCTTCTGACAGCTTGGATACCATCATCTAAACCCATTCTAGGCGCAATCTTTATCTCTAGTCCTGCTTCCTCAAGCATCTCTAGTCGGCTTTTGCCAGAACCTAACTCTCTGACCCTAACGTCATGGGGAAGGATATGCTCTGCTTTGGCATAGTCATTGTCCCTAATCCACTTCACATAGTGGTCAAGACCTACACCATGATTCTCGTAGTAGTCAATCAGACGCACCTCAGTACCTACTAACTGAGCAACCCAGATAGATGTTGAATCACCCATACCCAAATCCCAAGCTGTAAATGTACGGCTTAGTTCCTCTCTGGGAATCTCTTGCATATGGTGCTTGTCTTCCAGTTCATTGAGGATTTGCCCATAGTAAGAGCCTTCTACAGCAGCATCAAAGCTACATTCAAACTCTTGGCGGTACTTATCCTCACCCATCTCATTACGAGCAGCCTTGAGTTCTGTATTATCCACTACCCCTGTTTCGGAGGCTTTGAACTCTAGCAAACCCCATCCATCCTCAGTTTCTGCCCTGTCTCGCAGTTCTTTGAAGTGGTTGTGACCTTTGGGTGTACCAATGAACATACACCAGCCCTTGCGGTCAGCCAAAGCGGGCCTAATAATGTCTGTCCAAATCTTAGGATTCTGGTCACCAATCTCGTCTAGGATTACCCCATCAAAGTACTGACCACGCAATGCTTCTGGATTGTCTGAGCCATAAAGCTGAATACGCCTACCCCAGAAGTCAACTCGTAACTCAGAGATGTTGTTAGTACCGCCTAGCGGTGTAGCGTATTTAACGAGATAGTCCCAAGCCACTCGTTTAGCTTGTCCATAGGTAGGTGCAATGTATGCGTATCTAGGTGCTTCCTTCTGATTGAGGATAGCGTCCTTGATTAGATGGTTAATTGCAGAGACAGTCTTGCCCATGCGCCTATGAGCAACAACAACACCAAAACGCTTACTGTCCATCAGTTCATGGATAGCAAGCTGTTGTTCTCTAGGTTTGTAAGGAATCTCGATTACTTCGCCCATGTAACTATGTGCTGAAGTGGTTGTTCAGAGTCTCCGCTTACTGTTACAGATGCCATATCAGGCATAGACTTACGCAATAATATTTCAATTGCCTTCATCCTTGTAGGACTTAAGTCTTCACTTGCACCAAGTGCATGATTTTGCAAAACATTTAGTAATTGACTTACTTGAATTTTCTTGCGTACATCTTCCTGATGTAGTTTATTTATCGGTCTTCCAGCCATGTTTGACTCCTCTAGGGTTGGTCAATGTTAGTATCTACTCACAACGAGTAGATTAAGTATATCACTTCATCTTGCCCATTTTTTTAGCAGCTTCTGCCATAGCAATGGCAATCGCTTGGTCACGGCTCTTTACAACCTTACCACCTTTGCCAGAATGGAGAGTACCTTCTTTGTACTCACCCATTACCTTGCCAACTTTCTTCTGACCAGCTTTTGTCATTTTCATGTTGTTCACCATTTTTCCTTGGCAGCCCAAAAAGCCGCACTCATTTTGCCTTTTGCAATGTTTTTGGCATGACGAGCCATAAAACTTTCTCTACGATTCTTGTCAGCCTCAGATTCACCAGCTTTCTTAGGTGAGCCTTTTACGCCTTGTTGACCAAAGCGAATAAGTTTCACATCATCACCACTCTTTGCCAAAACAGCATGAGATTTAGTGGGGTGATTAGGAGTCTTCTTAGGCTTGTTATAGCCAGAAAACTGCTCTGTGCCTCGTTTAATCACTTTTTAGGCTTCTTTGCTTTGTTCTTTGCAGTACGCTCACCACGCACAGGCATAGGTTTAGGCTTCTTCATCAGCTTCTGCATCATCTCCAGAGCCTGTTGATTCGTTGTTCCCATTGTCTTTCTCCTGAGTAATTGGCCCACCACTAATCCATGCTTCACAGGTACGCTTAGAAGCACACTTAAAGTCAAACATCTCGCAATATCCTAAGTCACCAGCATCAATGACTTCCCATGCGTCCATCTCGTTGTCGCCCATCTCTAAACCACTCTCAATGCAAGACAGCATCTTAGGTGTTTGGATGAAAGCAGCGCAGTTACCACAGCGAGACTTTTTGGCTTGTGCAGGGGCAATACGCCATGCACGAGAGATTTCACGCCAGTAATCCATGTTGGATTCGTTGGGATTCATTGGGCCGTAGTTAGCCTTCTCAATCGCCTTCTCACGATTCTCAAGATTGACAGCTACATCACCTGTCGCAACTGGACAGGCTTCACCCTTCTTCTCTTGGTTTTGTATCTCAATCTCGATTTTTACTGAAGGTTCTAACAAGCCGCTCATGGCAATCCTCATGGAGTTTGCGTCATTTTCGCACAAAAAAAGAGAGAACTCAATCTCTCTAAGGAAACCAAATGGCAACTTGGTTAGGAATATTGTGCCTTATCCGATAAGTTTTGCAAGCGTTTCGTTTAATACCGACATTTCGTCATGTTTCATCACAGACCAAATCCTAGATTGTCCGTGGATTCCGTTGTGTGGCCCTTGATGGCAGTCTCTACAAAGCGGAATACACAGGTACTGGTGATGTTGCTTAATGTGGTGAGCATCGCTTGGCCCTGCTTGACCACAAACCCCACAAGGCATCTCTTTAATCCTTGCTAGGTGCAGTCTTTCCCGCTTTGTAAAACTGTTATTCAATTTCTACCACCTTATCACCTCTTGACTTTAAGTAGTCTTTTGTTTTCTGAATGTATCTCTCAAACTCACTTCGAGGGATACTGGACTGTTGCAAGTCTGCGAATTCAATCAAATCACGACAGGCTTGGATACCCTCCGCATCTAAAATGACACGCATAGTTTTTTGATAGTATCCAGATGCTTTGTGGAGGCTTGCTTGCGCCTTCTCGCAGATTGGTAGAACTTCAGGGCCTATCCCTGCTCTGCCCATCGTTTCTGACAGGTTTAGTACATCCACAAGAGTACGCCAGTCATGGATAGTTCCTCTGCCCTTGGTAATTGCTTCAAGTGCGGAATACTCCATCATTCGGAGTTTGTCCAACTTCTCCCTGTGGGTTATCGATGCACCCACGATGGCGTGCGTAATCGGATTCACCAGATTCCAAATCACTTTTCTCTTTGTTTTTTTTCTCATTGTCTCTACCAAAAATAGCATCCCACCGATTAGAGTATTCTTCATTGCTTACCTTAAAAGGTCTTGGACTTGAGCCTTTACTCAT